CGGTATCACCTGTTGGACCGGTATCACCTGTAGGACCGGTTTCACCTGTAGGACCGGTATCACCTGTAGGACCGGTATCACCTGTAGTACCGGTCGAACCAGTCGGACCACTACTGTACAAGAATGAATTGTATCCCAACCCATTTTGATTTTGGTTTATCGTTACTACATACTTAGAACCATTCGTCGGTACAAATGAATTGTTGGATGTATCTTTGAAATCGCTAAACGGAATTGTAGCCGATGATACGCTACCTATACCAGGTAAGCCAACTTGGTAAGATATATTTGTAGAAGGATCCTCCAGAATCAGCGGAATTCCGCTATTCGGAATCGTACTAGTAAAAACTGTTGTAATATTTGTCGCAGTAAATGAAACCGCAATTTGTATGCGTGCCGGACTGTAATAGAAAAATACGTTGCCCGCAAGAGTCGCGTTACTGCTAGTATCAATCATGATTAAATAATATGACACTCCGATTGTCAAAGAAAGTCCTGTAAAATCGCTTATGGTTAGCGTTTCGGTTTGAACGTTCGAACCTCCCGTGATAGTCGTGGTTGTATTCGTATAAATATTTCCCGTGGAAGAATCGACTATCGCAAAGTTACCAGTACGGGTCGTCAACGCTAATACATCCATCGTCGTTGTAGGAAACGTAGCGATGAATAGTGAATAAGGCGCATAGTATAGCGAGCATGTAAATGTCGTTAATGCCAGCGTGAGATTGGTATTGAGCATATTATTTGGTTCCAGCGGATTCGAAGAACTATCCAGGAACTGGCTGAAATCAGGATTGAAGATATAAAATCCAGCACCTGCTCCGACTTGCGTTACGGAAGCAAGTTGAACACTGTAGGATGTATTGTTATACGTAAGGGTCAAAAGATCGGTTGATTGATAGGTGTAATTTTTCGCAAGGATCGTAATGCCTGGTATTAGTACATCTGGCGTATCAATCTGAACAACCGTTATAGTTGTTACATCATTGACCACGAGTAATGTACTCGTGCTTATTTGTGCGAAATACGTCGTCGCAGCCTGAGTCGCGGTGATTGTCGTACTTCCTACAGTATTTACCGTAATCGTATTTCCATTAATCGACGCAACACCTGTATTCGTGCTCGTATACGACCACGAACCCGTACTATTACTCGTAGGTTGGGGAATCGTGAAGGGAGCGTGGCCAATTCGTACAGGAGCAATCACGAAGGATCCCAATGTTGGTGTTCCAGGTTCGACATTCAACGTAAAATTCACCGTAGCACTCGTGTAGTTTCCGGATGCCGATTGGGTCGCCGTAATAGTAACTCCTTGGCCTACTCCTACAACTGTAAGAATATCACCGGCAATGGTGGCAACATTTGTATTGTAACTGCTGTACGACCAAGTACCTGAACTATTACTCGTCGGCGGAGTAAGTGCGAATGGCGCGATACCATATTGTACGAGTAGATTATTGACTTCTCCTAGGGTGGGAGGAATGGTATCGACTGTGAATACCGTCGAAGTGCTAATAGAATTGTAATTACTCGTGCTGGCCTGCGTTGCTGTTATATTCGCCGTACCCGCACCAATGACAGTCAATTGCGTGCCAACAATTGTCGCTACACTCAGATTATCACTCACGAAGGACCATGTCCCAGAGCTACTACTCGTAGGAGGAGTAATCGCAAACGGCACAGTTCCAAAACTGACTGCCGAAATGGTGAATGTACCTAAGGTAGGCGTACCCTCACTGACCGTAAAGACCGCGCTAACCGTAGCCGAACTATAGTCGCCGTAGGCGGCTTGTGTCGCGGTAATATTCGTTTGTCCAGCGCCAACAACCGTCACGGTATCGCCAGTTATGGTCGCAACGCTTAGATTGTCACTCGTGTAAGACCATGAACCCGTACTATCGCTGGTAGGTGGTGTCAGCGTGAAGGATGCTGCGCCGTACGATACCGCAGCAACCGTAAATGTCCCTAATGTAGGACTTACAGCATTGACCGTAAAAGTAGTGCTGATAGACGCCGAAGCGTAATTACCGAACGCCTCCTGGGTCGCGGTAATTGTCGTACTTCCTACGCCGACCACCGTGATTTCATCGCCCGCAACGGTCGCGACCGTCAAATCCGAACTCGTATAACTCCATGTACCAGAACTCGTACTGGATGGCGCGGTAATAGCGAACGGCGACGCGTTAGCATTCACCGCAGAAATCGTGAAGAGTCCGAGTGTAGGAGTGATCGAATTCACAGTCAGTGTAGCACTTACAGAAGCCGATGTGTAGTTCGTCGTTGCGGCCTGGGTCGCGGTAATTGTCGTACTTCCTACACCGACCACCGTGATTTCATCGTCCGTAACGGTCGCTACCGTCAAATCCGAACTCGTATAACTCCATGTACCGGAACTCGTACTGGTTGGCGCGGTAATAGCGAACGGCGACGCGTCGGCATTCACCGCAGAAATCGTGAATGTACCAATTGTAGGAGATATAGGATCAATCGTGAGCGTAGCGCTCGTGGATGCTGCTGTCCAGTTCGTTGTCGCGGCCTGATCCGCGCCGACCAAGACGTTTCCTGCGCTAAGTACCGTGACAGTTCGTCCAGAAATCGTGGCAACCGTAGGACCAGAACTTGTGAAAGACCACAATCCGTCACTCGTACTTGTAGGATCCATGAGATTAAATGGAGGCGCACCAAATGATACCGTAGAAATAGAAAATGGACCAATTGTTGGAGACGCTGGATTCACTACTAAGGACGCGGTGACGGTCGCAGATGTAAAATTTGTAGTTGCTGCCTGCGTTCCTGTAATAGTTGTAGTTCCCGCGCGACCTATGGTTATCGTATTACCGCTAATAGTCGCAGTATCATTATTGGAACTCGTATAACTCCAGGTTCCTGAACTATCACTGGTAGGATTCGTAATAGTATAGGGTCCAGTATCGTAAAATACCGGCGACGTTATCGTGAAGGATCCTACGGTTGGCGCGCTAGGGCTTGTCGCTGCAGTATATTGAAATGAACTAAAACTACTATATCCCACGCCTCCAAATCCGAACGGAATCGCGAATATTTGTATCCCGTACGTAACTCCGTCCGTAGGTGTAAATGCGTTGCTACTATTATCCAAGAAACTACTCAATGCTAAGGGACCCGTTGTCGAGGATGAAGTCCCTATAGAGTGTGAATATTTCCTATTTTCGATCGGATCGTGAATATATAGAATACCGTTCGCTGGCAAAACCGGTGAAAAGCCAACCGTGATGGATGTAGATGTAGAGGTTACCGATAATGCGATCGGAGTTGCGTAATACGTAAAACCAATGCCTCCAAGAGTTGCTCCGTTATCATGGAATACAAGATAGTACGCACGATTTTCTCGTAATTCCAAGTCCGCAAAATCTCTCACGTCGACGGTTGTTGATTGTACAGCGATAGCGTTTCCTTCCACCGTCGTTTTTGTATTCGTATGTAATACGCTGGCGACCGGATCAAAGATTGAGAACGCACCGGTTTTATCCGAGTATGTTATTACATCGAAAGTAGTAGTAATCGGATTCGTGATGGGTACGATAGAATACGGAGCATAGTAAAATTGGCAAGAATACGAATTACCACCGCTGATATACAAAGTTAGTGTGAATTCAGTCGTTTGCGTTGGATCCGGTGTGAAGGGTACGGTGTTTTTAGAAAACTGGTTGAATCTGGCACCAATGACAGAGTTCGATTGGAGCAGATCGGTTGCATTTGCGGTATATACATCGGTGAATGCGGTAAGAGTGAAAACATCACCTGAGTTTATCGAGTAATTCGGAGTGAAAATAGAAAATCCGATATTTGTCGGAATATCAGGCGTATCCACAAGAACGACAGAAATATTCGTAAAATTATTAAATCCTGCGTATCCAACCCCATAATAAAATAAAGCCATCACATACGTTCTTCCTGGCACAGGAAAAAAAGGATTATTCTGATTATCAACAAAATTGCTATATGCTAATTCACCTGTAGTCAATAGACCTGATAGGATATTTGATTTATAATACCAATTCTTGTAGGGATCCTGGATAATCAGTGCGCCAGATGTGACAGTGGGCGAAGAAAACCCAACCGTAATCGTCGATACATTTGACGTCACGGTGATATTATTCGGCGGATTATAATTATAAGCAAATCCGGCATTATAAGTGTTTGTAGCAACACCTTGTAATATTATATAGTAAAATGTTGTATTAGTCCAAGTTAATCCAGGGAAATCGCTGACGTTGAGTGTAGCCGTTTGTATATTTGGATTAGATTCAATCGTAGTAGTCGTATTTGTATATACCACACCAGTATTATCAACAATCGTGATTTGACTATTCTCCGTGCAAAGTGTTCTTACATTGATAGTGGTTGACGGATAGGAGTCAAGAAAAAGTGCGTATGGGCTATAAACAAATTGGCACGTATACTGACTTCCTTGGAATATATTCAATGATAACGTGAATACGGTTTGTTGCGTATTATCCGGTCTGAGGGGTACAGAATTGGTCGAAAGAAACCGATCAAAATACGCCCAATAAATTGTATTTGGAACGGGTTGGCTAATATTCGATATATTGGCTGTATATGTTTCACTACCACTCCAATAGAGAGTCAGAGTATCGCCTGCCGAATACGTATAGTTTTTTAATAAAAAGGTAAATGATGCGGATGGAACTACATCCGGCGTATCCACATGAATGACGGATAAAGACAGCGAAGCCATATGTATCTAATTAGATTATGGTTTTCAGTAAAACTTATTGAACTTACGCGTTGGCTCGCCTATAAAACAACCGGCGTTCTAACATAATGGGTGCTACTCACTCGGTTGATGCGCGCTACATTCGTATTTGGAATAATTTAGCGAACATACAATCGCCGGAAGCCCGGATAAAAATGCTTGATACGTTATTTTCAGCACAAGAATACATCACCGTAGCGAAACACACCGGGATTTATGCTTCCTTGCTTCAATGGAAAGCGGCAACTCTCCGAGGAGAATACGCCGTCTGGCCAGGCCAGCCCCAACTACATATCGAAGAAATTGTAAGTACGCGATTACCTCCGATTCAAAAAGCCAAGTCCTATCCGATGTCTCAGCCGCAGTCACAGTCGCAGTCGCTGGCCCGTATCGCGCCTCCGAAACGCGCTCTCGATGTACTCAACGAATCCTACACGATTCTAGGTATTGATGATTCGAAGCCTTTGACACACGAAGCGCTCAAATCGGCCTATAAACGCGCGGCGCTCCGGAATCATCCGGATAAGGGCGGAAGTCCCGAACAGTTTGACGCCGTGACTCGCGCATTTTTATACATTCAGGAAGTGCTGAATAAATTGATACCGAAAACGACGAACGATCCGCGATTTTCGGCTCCGGTCACGATGGATTCGGCGTTACGAGCGCGAGGTATTTCGTCACCCGCTCCTGAAGGAACACTACGTGTTGAAGATAGGGCGCCCATCGCTCTGAATCCGAAAAAACTCGATATGGCAGTATTCAATAAACTCTTCGAGGAAAATAAGTTACCGGATCCGGACAAAGACGACGGTTACGGTGATTGGTTAAAATCGCAAGAAACATCCGCTCCCCAGAATGCGATGCGGGGCAAATACAACGCCGATGTATTCAATAAAACTTTTGAAGAAGAAGCAAAAAAAATTGCGAGCACACATACGGCCGTCGCAAAATATACGCCGCCGGCGGAATTAGTATTGGCTCCGAATTTCGGTTCCGAATTGGGCAGCGACCGTCCCGCCCAATATACGAAAGCCCCCGTGGGATCCGGTATCGGATATACAGATTTAAAACACGCGTACGGCGAGGGCTCGACATTTAGTCAAGGTGTAGCGACATTAGACGGACGTCCGAAAAACTTGGAAGAAGCAAAACGTGAATACAATTCCGCGCCACGCGCTCTAACGGCCGACGAGGCGGCCGCGGTCGCCGCCTTTGAGCGCGCGAAAGAACACGCGGAATCCCAGCGTCGGCAACGTCTCGCAGTCCATGATGTAAACGCCGAATCCTTACACGAGCGTATGAAAGGACGATTGACGATTCTGAATAAATAGCACGGTCTAAAAACGACAACTCAATACTATCATAATGTCAGTTCATATCGGACTTATTGTGACCGGCGATGCTGTCAAAGACTTCCAGATTTTTGTACAAACTCTTGACGTCTGGAATCCCCATGTACATTTGTATATTTATACGGATAGCGCGACAGTAGATAAAATTCGTGCGGTTAAGCCAGTCGCAACGTGGGAAATTATGGTTCGGCTCGATGATTACTGCGGAAAAAATCGCAAAGAAATGGAGGCAACCAAAGGTAAAATTTACGATTCATTATTTACAGATTATACATATGAAAAAGCAAATCTACTGGAATGGATGTTGGAAAGAAAGGATATCCAAGCAACCGGTGCGTGGTTTATGGACGCGGATATTACGCATTTAGGTCCGTTGCCGAAAATACCGGAATCTGCTACGTTGGCATTATCTCCGCACTATATCCGTTCTGGTGACGAGGCTAAATTTGGAAAATACAACGCCGGATTTATGTGGTTTCGCGACGCACGATTATTGAGCGATTGGAAAGAAGCGGGTAAAACTACGCGTTTTTTTGAGCAAGCACCCCTGGAAGATATTGCGAAAAAGGCCGAACATTTGTACGAATTTCCTATTCAGGTGAATTTTGGATGGTGGCGTATGTTTCAGAGCGCAGCACCCCCACCGGAGATTCAGGCCAAATTTAGTCTCTTCCGCGCGGAAAATGGTATAGGTATTCGTTACGATGGCGTAGCACTTCAATCTATACATACGCATTGGCACCAAAACGACCGGTCTCCTACAACAATTTTTAATGAATGGATCCGCGCATTTTGCGAACGGTACAAAATCCATAAACCGCTACAAAATTTCCAACGAATAATTAGTTTCATAATGTAGGAATGAATATTTTTGCCTTTGGATGGCAGAGCCTACTCCCATGGACCGCCGCCTATTGTATTTTAGAGCCTATCAGTTATTACGTGATTCCGGCGTACAGCCGAAGTAAAACGGTTGCCGAATATTACGATATCCGTCGTACTCCTGTTGCGATGGTTGTATTTGGTGACTATATTTACAGCACGTTCTTATTTTTAGTCGCCCAGGCCGTCATCGCGGCAACGGTTGGAACTCCGGCATTGTTATCGTCAGGAATGTGGCTCGTATGCTTCGGAATATTTACGGCGATCCAGTGGTGTGGCGATTTAGGATTCTACGCAATTGTATCACAATTGCCGAAAACCGGTAAATATATTGATTTTTTCCAACGCTACGGAAAAGAGGTCGGTCTTTCGGCTCCTTTCGGCGATTCGGTCTATGGGCTTTGCTGGTTCTTACTCACGCAGATGGTCGCGATGAACGCTCCGTACTGGTCGCAGGTTGCTGCGATTGTATTATTTATGTTCGGTACGCTTGTTTTATCGTATTGAATATTAGACCAACGGGCATTTCAGGCGAAAGACTGCCGGAATGACCGGCAGTCTAAAAAATTGAAACCATACTTGTATGTAATCATACAAATATGGACTCGATCGTCATTGAACTTTTGGGCGCGCGTAACGCACAAATCCAGGCGGAGAATGCGGTATTTCTGGAGCGGTTTCGTCTTGCGATGGAACGCGAGCGGAAGAAGATTGATTTCCTCCAGTTGCGAAAAAATCTTCAGGACGCTATGATGGGTAATGTTTGCCGTTCGAGCGTCAGTACGAGAATCGAACTCGATATTGACGATATCTTTTCTGCTAAGAATACCACTCCTGTCGATTTTACATTTCTAGATTCTCGCGGCGCGGTTCATCGTTATAGCAAAGGTGCGAGAGACTTTGATAGCGATACCGTCAAGGCGTTGAAAGAATATATATTGACTACGGAACCTACGCTTCAGGAAATACGTAAGGAAATCCGACAGTATTTTCCGGCGGCGAAGATTGGTGCTATTCTCTTCATACAGTACGGTCCTAAATGTTGTATTTATATCGATATATTGTATTCTATCAAAAAACTCTGTACGGACGACGGATTGATTATGAGCGCAGAACCCGTCAAGAATGATTTCGGGAATATACAGTGGTAAGACTATCCATTATTTTTTAGACCAAGGCGCGCAGCATGCGACCAGTCCCTTCTTGATGACGGGAGCCGTCATAAGCAACGTGATAGACGATTTAACGAGCCGGTCGGTATCCGACGAGTCGAGTAAGTTATTTTTCGTTACGACATCATCGAACAGTTTTTTCAGGAGATCCGATACAAGTTCTGCTTCGATATAAATATTATTCATAGCCTTCACAGCGTCGGATATAACGAGAACAATCTGGGGAACGTCGGCGAGTGTAACCTTACCATCTTTCGTAATTGAAGCAACCAGCGCAGCGATATCGGCTACGTATTTCGCGTTGGAAGTAACGGTTTGGAAAGCAGCGTCGAGGCTAGTAGGCTTTGCGACAGGGACAAGAGCAAGAGCAGTGGCTTCGACTACAGGAGCCTTCTCGCTGTCACTAGGTAGTATGGTCGAAGTCGAAGTCGCAGTCGCAGTCGCAGTCGAAGTCGCAGTCGAAGTCGAAGTCGCAGTCGCAGTCGCAGCCACAGATACCGGTTCGCTCAGAATAACATCGACCGCCGAAACAGACGGAGTTGTGGAAGACTGCATATAGATAGTGACGTGAATATTTTCGCGGATATTTGAACGCAGCCTAAGCGTGGAGAAAGTTCGGAGGTATTCCTACGCTAAAATACGGACGGCACTGCTCAATACGCGCCCACGTAAGTCGGAATAATCCTTCCACCGACGCATACGTTCGCCACCAGGTTCGTCCCGCCGCCGACATCAGCGCCCATTGCTCCGCCGAAGTATTTTTGACAATCGTACGAACCTCGTCGGGATTCTTGGCAACGAAGTAATGGATGCCTTCCTGCGGCGGAACTAAATAGCCCTTCATATCTACACCTGGAGTCACGATAGGTACGCATCCGCACGCGAAATATTCAATTTCGCGATTACATTTACGACCGAATCCAGGCAAACATAGGCCGAACTGTGAGGAACACAGTTTATCTAGATATTGCTCTTGCGTATAAGGATACGCGGCGCCGGTAGAATCGAAGGGCATAGAAAAAAGTTCGACCGCCGACGACCAATCGGCTCCTGTACGATGCTCGCGCTGAATTCCGTTTTCGACTTTTCCTAAGAACAGCGACCGAATCGATCGTGCGTCGTATCCTTTCAGATTTTCGTATCGCGATACCATCGCTTCAATAGCTCGTGGCGAACGCGGCCAAAATCCCCATATGGATTGACGCAATAAATGCGGTCCAGGACCCGGTGGCGCACAATTTCCAAACAGAGCCATTTGGTACGATATGTTATCATTCCACCAGCGTGGAGTAGGCCGGTCGTACAATAAAATTTCGCCGATACCGCCCCACCAGCAGTAGTTTGTGGTATTACTACGTTCTACCGTCACGTAACCGCGTTCTCCCCACATATCCACCATTTCGCGAAAGGTATCGCCACAATGCGTCCAAATACCGGTCATATCGCAAGGTACGATGATACGCGGAACATCGACGATTTTATTACGACTCGTCGTGAGAAGTTCTCGAAATCCGTACTGTTTGATAGCCCGCCCAACGTCAAGCATCGCATTTTGGCGCTGATATTCAATTGGTTCCTTCTTGATGAGACCGACGATGTAACGAATTTTCGCAGCGCCGGCTAGATGAATATGATCGCCGATAGGCTCAGAATCGTACATGAACTCCATTACCGTAGCAGAAGTGGGCGCGCACCACATCCAATCGAGCGCCGAGCCGGCCCCTACTATCCACGACGCGTTCGCAAAGGCTTTACGACGTTCGGTCGGATGGTCGGTGACTGCGACGTAGAATACGTTCCAGCCCTGCGAGACAATATGCGTCGCTACGCTATCCGCCCATTCCCGCGTACATACGGCATTCGGATCATCTTGAACACAAAATACAATCACGGGTTTGTGTTCCGACTTGACAGGCGGCAATAAACTACGTAAGCGTTTGACATCTTCGGCCGTGATGAGATGTGAATCATCTGTAGGCGGTAGTGCCCATACATCCTCGGAATAATAATTGACGTCGTTCATCATAGGTATGACGGTAATGTTACCTTTTGCGTCTTTCCATTGTAAATCGTTGAGCAGAGCGCCGATATCCGGTATCTGCGGAACTAAAAATTCAGGAGCAGGAAATCCGGCGCGAAGAACCGTTTCCCGCACCGCCAGCACTCGTGGTAAATAATGGAGAACCCATGTACTGAGTGATTGACCAAGTTCCGCGTCAAACGGTACGGCGACCATATGCGGAACGTGAATACTACTCGTCAATGAACTTAGGCGCGCGGCTTCCCATCGTGTTTTCCACAGCGGATGGGGTCCGATGTAAATAGAGGTAAATGAATTGACTAATCCTTCGCTGGTCACAAAGTTTCCGCCCTTAAAATTGTACAGCGGAATCGCCGCGCTGGTCGGAGCGTACATATTCGCTTCGTTAGGACGAAACGGCCAATCGCGAATCATTGAACATACCGTCGCAACCGAACCTTCCGTGACTCCAAGAATCGGACGCGAAAAGGATTCGCCTAGATATTGCGCGGACCACGCGAGTTTCACATCGTTGGAAATATAGGCGCCAAGATTCTTCTCGATACGGCAACTGTGAATCGCCGTCGGATCCAAATGCAAATAATGCGGTCGGTAAATTATATCTTTCGGGTCGTACGTTCGGATGTTGGAACTATGGAGATGAATGGTTTTTATACTGTACGCAGGATTGGCGACGAGGAATTTACGACGCATCATAATAAGCGCAAGCGCGTTATCGCAACCGGCTTTTCCGAACGCGAATCCAAATTCTTCGTCGGTTGCGACAAAATCAACGGCGTCCCGCGCAAGAATCCACGTATCCTGCGAATCCGCCCGCGGACCAAAAATCCGCGGAGGATCGGAATCGCCTTCCCATCGGAGCAATGCTAGAAACATTCGCGATTCGCCAAGTTTCAGTTTCCATAAATATTCTAGGGTATCGTTGAAGTAAATATCCGCATTCGCAAACGCAACAAAATCGCCTTTCGGAACATAATCGATAATCGCTTGAAAGGCGTCTTTAAAGGTCAAACGATGATTCATAATCACCGTCTGAATTTTAGATGATACGGGAATGTCGGTATATTCTTTTTCGTTCAGCAATAGAATATGATCGACGTATGGACACGCAATATTCTTTTCCAGACACGTCGTAATCTCACGCACCCGTTTATGCGAACTATGCTTAAAGTATTGTTGGATAAGCCATAGGCGCGGAATACATGAATCGTCACTATCTGCCGGGATAGTCTGTATTGATCCCGCGCACGTTCGTACCCACGCATCGTAGCACGCCTTCACGCCAAACGGCATCGCGTCACGCGACGCATCAGAAGACCATACAATTCGATTCATGCGTAGAATATGAGATAACGCAAGTACAACTTTTTCAACGGAATCGGTTCCTACGAGCGGTTCTCCGAGAAACGGATAGTTTTCGTAGAGATCTTCCCAAATCAGGGTTCGCTCCATAGGAAATTGGCATCTCTTTCGTTCAAGCGACTTAACTACCGAGGCGGGAGCCAGCAACAGAAGTTGGTCGTTGGATTGCGATTGGAGCGCGGCGCACCACGCATCGATATCCGAATCCGCCGTTAGAATAATCGCGGAAAGTTTCGTTGTATCGCATACTGACAGCGCACCGAGTTCGGAAATAACGGTATGCCAACGATTCCATAGCGTACTCTCTTGAAAGGATGCGCGCAGCCATACAAGAGTTTTCTGATCCACCGACAATTGAGTTTCTGTACGAAGAATATGAATAGGCTGACCCGTAATCGGATGATGCGCAATCATTTCTATACATAAAAGCCAGTAGGAATGTTTAGGCCAAACGAAGGCTAAATGCGGAATATTTGTGCTGACGTTTGGTTCGTGACAGTAAATGTACTCGAATACTGTAGGCCATCGACGAGTACAAGACCTTCAATCGTCATACCCGCCGTTTGATTGGAAGTAATCGGTCCATTTATGACGTTATAGAACGTAAGAGTACTGACTGGATCATTATAAAAGGTCAAACCTATATTCGGTATTTCCACTAAAACGGTAGGATCCGGATTGCCGGCGGAGGTCGGTCCTACAAACGTACTTGCTGTATATCCGGTGAAACTCGAAATTGCCAGCACAGGCGAGTAGGTATAAGATATATTAGCCGTACCACTCGTAAAGGTATTCGACGTCTTGGAAATATTGCTATTCAATATACGGTACAATCCGCCAGTCTGTTGTACAATATTTTGGGCGAGGAATGAGTACGAGTCCGTCACATTATTGATAGTAAAGGTGATCTGGGAATTGAATGTTTGAAGCCGATTCAAGGGGGCGAAGTAGTCAGGTAGATTGATGTAGAAATCAGGATATCCACTATTGAGAGATCTTTCTTGAAATTGTCCAACTACATTGGAGGGTCCAACCGTGATCATCGAGGGCGTGTAACCTCTCGCACCGGCGCTATTGAGTAATCCGTTGAGGAAATTATACGCGCCGTAATTCGAATTATTGTTAAAACTCTGGTAATTGGAAGAATTTGTTGTATAAATATTTGGATTGATTCCAGAAAAAGCAAATCTTCCACTATCACTCACACTCACAAGTTCTTGGCCGCCCACAAAGCCAGTACCAGCAGGATATCCAGGCGAACGAACATACATATAATCAAATGTTGGAAGTACAGTGACAAACGAATTCGTCTGAACATTATTGACGTCGCCTACAATATAAGATCTGACGGAGGTCGTAATCAGAGGACTCGTTTGATTTGTGAGATATGGAGCTTGTATCGTAATTGATGATTGTGTAAATGGTATAAAATACTGCTGTACAACGCTTCCATTCACAACGACATCGACTTCGACTTCAGGATCGAACGGAGGCGCACCGACTTGGCCAAACGGAAAGAAACTGTAATTGGACCAACTTAGCTGAATCGGCGTTCCACGCCAGAAATAATTACTTGACAAATTGCCACTAATTTTCACATTCTGAGTGATCGGAATAATTTGAGCATTTCGGATAGCAAGACGCGGAAATACATTCAGTAAATTCGTATATATCATACGATTGATGATAGTATATTCGTATTGTAGGCTGTAATCAGCGTTGCTGATATAGGGATAAATATTGCCAAAGACGGTGGTCGGCATGCCCCAGCGATACACATTGAAATGAAGTAGATTTGTTATGGAGGATTGGCCGACCGTACTAATATTGAGAGTGATCACTCCGCGACGATAATCGAGGAACCCCAGTACATTCGGATCATAATTGAGTTGGTAGTCTCCGTTACTGAGATTATATATATTCACATTGAAATTGCGATACGTAGCCATATCTAGATATGCGTTAAAGGTAGAACCGGCTACATTTACATTTTGTACTGTGTAAAGTGTAGATAATCCAATGGAAGATGACGCGGCCAGCAGAGAGGAGGCATACACATTATACGCAGCCAGGGTCGAGACTTCAATCGCCGTAAGTGTCGCGTTCGCGGCCGCCAGAGTTGTACTAGTTATAACTACATTCGTGCTTCCTACCGCCGTAGTCACTAGTAGAGGATATACTACAATCGTTGAATTGAACTGCGCGTTTTGCGTCGATAGCAACTGATACGATTGCGTTGAGAATGTAGAAAATAAAGTGCCCGCTTGTACTACGCTGGTTGTATAAAAATTACTGAATGAGGTATAGAGATTCGCCGTCGATATATATATTATTGCGGTCGATGTATATAATGTGTTAAACAGAGAACTTTGCGTCGATAACTGATACATACCGGTCGTGGAAAACGTAGATAATTGGCTACCCGCGGACGTAGAAAACGACGATAACGCATCCGCCGTAGGTAAAAGAACGTATCCGAGAATACTGGAATTCGCGACATCTTGCGTTGATAAAATTATATTATTGGTAAGTGACGATGTTGTGGAAAGAAACTGATTCGTAATAGCCTGGCTAGTGGAGCCGAGTGTCGATATCAAATAGAATAATCCCGTGCTGTATAAGGTAGATACCAAAGTACTCATATAGGAAAAGGTACTTGGTATCAATGTACTTAAGGTTGATGCGTATAATGTACTCGCATAGAAATTGAAATAACTTTTCGATATTGATGTATTTTGGAGGGTTGTTGAGTAGTACAGGTTTTGTTGAAATACGGCAGTCGTTAGAATAGTACTATTGACTAAGGTCGATGTTTGTTCTGCTAATAAATTAAATGTATCATACACACTGGCTAGGATAGAACTGGTAGTCAGAACACTAAACTCCCGTTGTAGCGACGAAATATCGCTTTGTACTCCGGCATTCGTCGATTGCTGATTTATAAAATCCGTCTTATAAATGGACGAGAGTGTTGAAAACGCGTAGGTCAGTAACAACGAGGACGCCCATATCGAGCTAACACTCGTACTAAGGTTCGATAAATTACTAGTGATTGTTAAATTTTGATAATAATCGTTTGTACTGACAAAACTCGAAATCCAGTAATGACTGATTGTCGATAACTGCGTACTGAGATTGAGAAGAGACGAAATGTTGGAAGTATTGGTAACATTGGTGCTTTCTAAATATTTAATCGACGAGTTGTAAATAGTACTGATTGTGCCCGAAAGAACTGTACCCGCACTTACAATATTCGATATATTTCCTGCCGAAGTACTTAATAATTGTTGCGTGATAATGGAACTAAATGTACTTAAATTCGCATTGGTAGCAATGACGCTCGAAAGGCTTGAAATTTGCTGATTGATGTAATTTGTTGTTGAAACGGCAAGCAATGAGTCGGCGAGTATATAATTAGCGGTAAGCGAGTTATAAGTACTTATATTTTGTAAGGATAAAGCCGTACTTAGCGAGCTTACACTCGTATTTACGGAACTTTGTACGGCGGCTATGTCCGTGTAGAACGTAGAAAACGAGCTATATCCGTATAAAGTACTATAAAACATATTCACGGTACTCGTGTAAATGTTATCGACGCGCAATGCTAAACTATTACTTAACGCGAAGTATCGGTTGGACAGCGAAATAACTGAATTCGACAATGACTGATCCACAAGTACTAGCGAATTGACACTGGATAGTAGCGCATAATCAAGAGTCGAAATTTGCGTACTTTGAAATTCTAGCGTAGTTACAATACTACTCAAATTCGCGTTCGTATTTGCGTTCGTGGTAGATATCGTAGTGCTCAAATCGATGACGGCAAGGGATAAACTTGTACTCAGAGTTGATAAATTCCGAGGACTCACGGTATTACTCCAATACGTTTGTCCTTGACCGTTCGCGTACAGACCATACGTCGACGAGATAGCATTATTGGCCGTAGTTCGGAATGAAATATTCCGAAGCAATACATTATCTAATGATTGCGTTGTGGTAAACGCCATTCTATGGTCTGATGTGAAATTAGGTCGCACCAAATGACGTAAGATACTGTGAATCTGACTTCTTCGGGACGGTATAAAGATGTGAAAAACAAAGATAGGAAGAGTAGAAGTATGTCCAATTCAGGAGGACTTTTACAATTGGTGGCGACTGGCCGCCAAGATATCTATCTTTCCGGAAATCCACAGATGACGTTTTTTAAGCAAGTATATGTACGTTATACAAACTTTAGCATAGAGACTCAGCGAATTCCGTTTGATACAGCAGTAGCATTCAATAAACTCGTCAGCGTGACTATTCCGAGAAACGGTGATTTACTCAGTCAGTTATATCTTGAAATACAGCTACCCGAAATTACGCCGGCCGGGCCAGTGGCGACTCCACCCGACGGAGTCGTCACAGAAAAGCCTACTGATTACGCGACATTACAAAACTCGGTAAGTTGGGTCAATGGTGTAGGATTTGCGATGATTGATTATATCAGTATCTGGATTGGACAGCAGGAGATTGATCGGCATTATGGAGAGTTTATGTATCTTTGGACACAACTGACGACACCGGGATCAAAACGAGCGGGTGTGAATTTTATGACGGGTATCCAAGAAGTGTATAACGATACAACCCAGAAAGGTCCGCTCCATCTTTTTGTGCCGTTGTATTTCTGGTTTTGTAAGAATCCTGGTCTTGCGCTTCCACTTATTGCTCTACAGGCGACGCCAATCAAAATTTACATTAAATTGAATAATGGTTACGATATGGTGTTTTCGTCCGGATTAGAGCAATCGGTGCTTTCAGGAGCGAACGAATGTCCGTCGCCTATCGCAGCCCCGCCGATTATTACAGATATGACGCTATGGGGCGACTACATCTATCTTGATGTAGAAGAACGTCGGCGATTCGTGAGTTCGAAGCATGAATATTTGATTGAGCAGGTCCAACAGCAGAAACGATTTTCCGTTCCGGCGAAATCTCGCATCGCGAATGTACCACTAACGTTCAATCATCCGATGAAGGAAATGATTTGGGTTGTCAATCAGGATCGTATGATGATGGCGCACGAATGGTTCAATTACGGTAGCCGAATGTTGAATGAGTACGGTATTCCCAATCTGGATTTGATTGCGACCGCGCTCATTCAATTGGATGGATACGACCGGTTTGAAGAACAGAGCGCCCAATATTTCCGTCTTATGCAGCCTTACCAGAGACACACTGCGATTCCCAACGAATTCATTTACGTATATTCGTTTAGTCTAGCCCCGGAGGCGGCGCAACCGCAGGGATCGTGTAACGGAAGTCGGTTGGATTCCATCGTACTACAGACACAGATGAATCCTCAGGTTGCGTCGGTCAATTCCGGTATTACTGTATATGCGACCAATTACAATATTTTACGCATCGTAGCCGGTATTGGCGGCGTGCTATTTACGGTCTAAATCCTTCTTCTAAATTCGGTGCTTCACGGTAGAGATGGCAACAGAACAGTCGCAGTCGCAGTCGCAGTCGCAGTCGCAGTCGCAGTCGCAGTCGCAGTCGCAGTCGCAGTCGCAGTCGCAGCCCACACAAGAGCACGGTCCGCCACACATCAGTAACGTACATATGTGGGGCGGACATCCAGATCGCAATTACTATGTATTTATTGTACTATCGGTCTTATTCGGATTTTTCGGTCTAGACCACTTCTATTTACGTAGTTTTGAAACAGGATTCAAGAAATTTATCGTCAATATATTCGGACTCGGATTATGGTATTTCTGGGATATCATACAAATAGCTAGCGACGGTGCGAAAATTCGTAAAGAAGGATTATCGTCACCGTTTGACTGGATACGCGGTATCGGATATGGTGCTTTTTTAGAGCCAAATTTATTTAAACCGCAAACGGGAGGATTTAGCGCGCGTAAATCGTATTTACTCTATGCGTTTCTAGCCATATTCTTAGGATGTTTTGGATTCGATAAATTCTATATGGGATATTTATGGCAGGGATTGGCGAAATGTCTGTCGTGCTTTAATATTTTCCTATTCTTATTTGGATGGCTCTGGGTACTATGGGATTCGTTTCACGCATTCTTCTTAACGAAGACAGTGTTGGAAGATGGTATTGCTCCGCCAATGCCGTATAATTTTGTATTTGATCCGATTCCGACCGATGTATTCCAAGTGACACCAGAATCCGAGCAAATGAAATATTCATCTGGTAATTTATTGGATTGGATTGCATTCACCTTTGGATTCCCTCCTGTCCCTACGTTGATAGGAGTACGTCAGGCCTATAGGGAAATCGTAGCACCGCTCATTACGGTTCCTGTCATCAAAACGTTACAGGCGACCAGCGCCGACTTACCGAAAATGCCGACTATGCCTGAATTGCCGAGCACGAGCATGCCCAGTATGCCCAGTATGCCTACAGTGGCTATGCCCGGTATGCCTACAACTGCGGCGACTGCTACTATGCCCGGTATGCCTACAGTGGCTATGCCCGGTATGCCTACAACTACAGCGACTGCTACTATGCCCGGTATGCCTACAACTACAGCGACT